CTGGGTGTCCCGCGCCAAAGGCGCGGGACACCAGCGTGGTAGCTCACTCGGATGTCTTGGGTTTTCTTTTTCTTTATTTCTTTCACAAGAATATTTGTGATACAATCAAATCAAATCAAATCAAATCAAATTAAGTTAAAATCAAATCAAATCATTTTGATTTAAAATACACAACAAGATCAAATAAAAGTACATGGACATAAAAGCTATGACAACAACTACGTAATCATCTGTTATGTCTCAATCTGTTTTTGAATTGCCAGGATTCTGCTGCGATGGTGTATTGATTGTCGGTGGTGAACTTCTGGGAGTCAAGGTTGTACACGACGGTAGAACCAGGAAGTGGTGGTGGAAGAAGTGCTGGACTGGTAGGGTTCCACCTTCTGGTGTGGGTCCTAGGAGTATAAGCCCATTTGATAGAGTACTGTAGCTGAAATGTAATGTAGCTGTTTATAACTCCTTTCATTCCTGGACTTTTTGTGTATTTGTTTTTGCAAGGCGCACAGGGCATAGGAAGCATTCGGAGGTATATTGTAGGCGGTGGCTTTTCCATAGCCCACTGAGCTAAGGGTGGTTTGTGTCCCCCTTTCCCTAGGTCTGTGTTTGGATTTCTCTCCCAGATTTGAAATTCGTAGAACCCGGACTCACTCTCTTCTACAGCCCCTGTGTGTTGCCCGTATGTAATTTCGCTTTGTAGCGGGTATCTGCTGCCCGGAAGTTTTTCCCCGGTGCTACCTATAATTCGCTCTTGTACGTGGTTGGGCTCTGCTGGTCCTCCAACTCCCCTTTCTCGCTGCACCACCAGTTGGTACAGGCGTTTTTGTTCTTGTTTGCCTTCGTATACTGTGTGCACGTCGTGGTTTTGGTTTTTGTATTTGTGTTTGCGTTTCACCGTTAGTGTGTTAGATGTAAGCACCGTGGTGCCTCCTGGCGTAATGACTGCTTTGTCTTCTGTCGGTGGCCCTGGCTGTTCTGTTCCCGAGGTTAAGCCAAAAACACCACTTGCTGGGAGTGGGTTAAAAATTCCCTGTCGTACAACTATGACTGGTGGGAGTCCTGATCTAACTGGTAGTACGTGGTATTCTCTGCCTTTGGGAGGGATGATTTGGCAGTCGCCGTCTCTGTGTCTGTTAGCCGGCAACCACATTGTCGGCTTTCTGAAAAAACCCATGTCTGCTTGGTCCTGGTCTACCTCTATAACCTGGCGTTTGTTGGCGTCTGTATTTGTTGTGGAGCAACAGTTTCGTACAGCCACTATTCTTTGTTTTTGACATGGGTTGTCTTGCCGTCTTGTGCTCCACGGGTATTGTGTAGTGTATGCCATAGGTAAGTGTGGAAAGTGGTATTGTGACGTCCAGGAGCACCCTGGATGCAGTTGTGTGTTCACTAAGTTTTCTAGTAGAAATAGTTCACTGTCTTGTGTACTGTAGTAGTTTGTGCAATTAACCGACCAGGTGTTTCCTGCGCAGTCATCTGGTCGCGCTTGTGACCAGTTACCCCATGGACTTTCCATGCCTACGGTTGTGTAGCAGTATTGTGGCAGCTTGTACCAGTCCCCTGGTAAGTGCTCAGGCACTGTTTCTTGTCCACCGCCAATCACGTATGGCAGTTCGTAGTGATCGTCCCTGTGTAGCAGCAAAGTTGCTGTTTGTGAGTCTGTAACTGTGTTTGGCACCCCAGATGATGTAGTTGTGCAGCTTACGTCTTTTCCCACAATTTCTGTAATTGTTACTGTTAATGTTAACGGCTTAAAGCCGTCTGTAGTTTCAATTATTTCTTGCATTGTAGATGGAGGAATGTGGCTGTAGAAGCAGTTTAAGTCTATGTAGTACCATGGTGTGGTTACTGTAATTCCTGGTGTGCTATCTACACTGCTTGTAAATGTGTATTTGTTTGTAAACGGTTGCAGTATGCATCGTCGTGTTTGGTATGTGGTAAATGTGTTATGCGTCCATGATATTCCCCCTAACCATTTGTTGGTACATCGTTGCGCTCCCCCCCCGCCTCCCGCACAGTCACCTGTGCCCTGGATCCCAGTGTTCCCGATTGTGCTGTCTGTAGTTGAACTTGGCATCCCCATGACTGTAGTCTGGTTGAGCTCCATGTCTTCGTCGTTTGTGCATTGTGTGGAAGAAATTTCACAGGACGACATGTCTGTAGAGCAAGAAGCAGATTTATTAGGTTCATCTAGTCGGGGTCGTTTAGCCAAGTGTGGAAACATCTCGTTGTCCGGGGTCGGAGGTGTCCTCGGTCGCTCCGTCGACGCTGTCCCGTGCTGTGTTAAGGCACGCTGAAATGCAATCCATTGTTTATGATGTGTGTTTGCTGGGTCATAGTATGTAGCCCAATCTGGTTGTAAGTGTTCTAATAATATACCTAAAGGGTTAGTAAAGCTAGCTTTGGCTTTCCATGTAGCAAGTATAAAGTTTGCTAGCCAGGATTCCCCTTCCTCTGCTATTTGGTCCATGTTTTCATTTATTTCTTTAACCATTTGCTCATCGTAAAAGTTATACCAGTAATAAGGGTTATGTTTATGTTTTATTTCAGTGTGGTACCCAATATCATGTCGAGCAGCAATTTCATCCAGTTTGGACATTGGACGCCCTGCCGGGAGGTCCCCTCCGGGTCCGACATACCTGTGTTTTGGAAGAGTAAGACCGCCTCTGGGTTTTTCGTCCCCTTCACCGGCTTGTACTCTTTCCATGAGTTTACTTTGTTCTTCCAATTCTTTTAGGCCTTCTCGGATGCCAGGGTCAGGAATTTGTACTGGGGGTGTACGTCCAGTAAAATCGTGTCCCGACATCGTCAATAATTGCCTTGCATAGTCTGGCCCTATTTTGTTTGCCAGTTGCCATGGTGTGAGCGGCTTTGGAATGTCTCCTAAGTCCCCCGGAGGTTTTGGTTTTTTATAGTGTGGGTCATTTGTCATGGGCTCTAACAGTACAGAGTCTTGTGTGGGTGGTGCTATTTGTGTTATACTTTCAGGGCCTTGTTTCTGTTCTGGAGGTATCTCGTGTATACCTTCTAGCAGCTGTGTCCCAGGTGCTTTGTGGTATGAGAGTCCGCGGTAATTAATGTCATCTGTGTGTGGTATAAAGCCCAGTCTACGCCATTCTGGTCCGTATTCAAAGGACCACCTGCCGTTTCCCCATTCTTTAACTGGTGCATTAGGATCTAGTAAAAGTTTTGCTACTATTTTGTCTTCTTCCTCTTGGTTTCCTGTTGTATATACGTAGTTGTCTGGAAACCAGTATTTGTCCTTATAGTGTACTTTGCCTGATAAGCTTTCTATGCGGTGTATAGCTGCTTCCCCTACTAAGCCCCCTCCCAGTTTAGCGGCCATTACTGTTCTGCAAAGTTGTCCCCGTCCCAGCCTTCTTCACTATCTAGTATGCTACAGACTTCTTCGTCTGTGAGTTCTGGTAGGTGTGAAGAGGTGGTCGGCGGCCTGCAAGGGAAACCATGCATTGCTAAGTCGTTGCCCTTGGCAAGTTACGCAATAAGTAATGCAAGATTTCACTTACTGTTGAAATCCTGCGCACGATGGGTATTGACAGCACTCTTGATTGTGACAGATGTGGTCTAATTCTTCTTGCGGAAGTAACTGTTTGTCCTCAAAGCGTACTTCTGCAAAAAATCGTGTGTGTCAGTGACGTGTCACGCACACAAAGTGAGTACAAAATATATGTAGCTACTCACTCTTTTTTGGGGGCTTCCCCATGTATGGGGGGTCCGCAAACCAAGAGTCTAGTTCTGCCAAGTCTTCTTGTTCTTGTTCCTCGAATGGTCTTACAATTTTCTCTACTTTTGCAGTCTGTCTTAAAAAGCTTGTGTATGGGACTACGTGCCCTATCAGTTTAGGATCACTTAAGTATGCCTGTTCTTTTGGTAGCAGTTTGTTGTAGTAGATAAAACTGCTCCATTTAAAAAATTGTTTCATGTCTTCTCTCTCTACTATGCCAAAGTTAGGTGGAAGTCTCTTGTTGAAGTTAAATTTAATCATCCTGTCTTCTAGCGGTTTTTTGTGGACAAAGCTTACTTGATTTCCTCCTTGCACTAATGTCATGTCGTTGTTGCTAGTAATCACAAATGGTGGCGGTGTAATTTCTACGCTGTCTCTACATTTTCTGTCTACTCTTATTTTACCCCCGCTCAGTAGTGCTTTAGCACTTTCCACAATGTCTTCTGTGATTACCCCTTCTTCCCACCATCCTATTTGGCAGTTTGTTGCTAAGTCTTGAAATGGAAAGTTAGAGTTTGTCCAGTTCACGCAGCCGTATCGGACGCTGCATGTAGCCATAGCCCTTGCCATTATACTTTTTCCTGTTTGTCCTGGTCCGTAGAACCATAAGGCTCCTCTACGTCCTGTCGCTCGTATGCTCCAAGCGTATATAATGTATCCTGCTACTACTGGGTCGTAGCCTTGAAACTGTAGCAAGTCAAACACTTTGTTGTTGTATATGTCTGCAAATTCTGTTTTGTTAGCCTCTTCAATTGCTTCTTGAATGTTACTGAATCCTGCTAAGTAAACGCCGAGCGGTATCATGCTAGTCGTCCTTTTTGCTGCTAATTCTAAGCTTGTTTGTAGCATGTGTCTGCCTTGATTAGTGCATGCAAAGCTGTAGTAGCTTTCTTCAAATTTAGCCATGTATTGGTCTTCTGTAAATACATGGTTTTTTATGCACCATTCTACCAAGTCTCTCATTCTGTCTCCGCTAGCTTGTCTCCACATCGGTACGTCTATGTCCGGTCTAACTGAAATTTCTTTTCTTAAGTCAATGTTTAAACAAGCGTCTCCTATCTTGTTTTTAATGTTAGTCCAGGCATACTTAGCTTCTTTAGGTGGTATTTTGCATAGTAAGTAGTTGATAATAAAGTCTTCAGTCTCTATCTTCCAACTACCGTTGCTTGTTCTATTAATCTGAGTCTGTCTTACTGGTCTACCGTAGCAAATGCTGTTGTATTCATATTCTACCTTTTCTATCACTTCTCTACAGTTTCTTGGATTTCCCACGCTTATGTCTAACACTACGTGTATGTGCCACCTCTTGTGCTTTTCTCCTTGCTCTAGCTGTATAAAGTAATTGTACATACTTCCGGACACTAACATCTGTTTTAACCTTCTTTCTAAGCAGTCAACATATACCTGAGCCTGTTTAAAAATAATTTCCCTGTCTTCTGGGTCATATACCCATTTCTCATTGTCTCTATGAGTTAAAGTTACTCTGTTAACTACATCATAGTAAGCTTGTCCATAGTCTTCAATTTTATCAGGTATAGTTACAACAAAAGTGTAGTAGCTCATTTTGTACTCACCAAGAGACGTCCTCCCTCTCTGACAGCTGAGAGAAGAATGAGCTGTCACTTCCGTGTTGTGCTTTATATACCTCCTATCAGGATGTGACGCTAGCCAATCAGGTTGTGTGTTACCTTATATAGACAACCAATCAGCGTTCAGCACCATATTAGGACAATGTTTCGCCACCTCATTAATATTCGTTCCTCTTATGTAAATTTTTTCGACACTCGTAACCCAACCCCCTAGCCGTGAGCGACACGTCACCGGAACTACGTCACTTGACCCGGAACTACCGGGCGTGACCCGGAAGT